GTTAAGATTGCGACCTGGATTGAGATAGGGAGACGATCGGTTGCTGCGGACAAATCATAACCAAATGAGTGTCCTGTAGCCTTCGATTTATCCATACACCTTTTCACAGATGCATGTTGGTCAAAAGTACCATCATTTGGCAACGATTTTAAGAAAGCAAAGAGCATTTCATGTAAGGGTTTCAATATGGACTGAGTCCAATTGTCTACCATTGCAAACACTCTAACTTTCCCAGCAGCTTCCTCCTTGATTGATAATTGGCCCATATTTTCTCGATCCCATGTCTCCTTCACCATTGAAGAGAGACCATGAGGCCCAGTATATCCGGCACTGTGGAAATATTTCACCATTTCTCACAGTTCTAGAAGGTATTGATTCCCTCCTAGGCCAGCCATCCAAGTCTTGAATGGTTGCTCCAAACCGGAACGTATTAAATACGGAACGTCTGAGAGCATACCCATCCACGATGATCGATAGGTTGGACTACTTTTTTCAGTTCACAGTAAGCCATAATCACGTTTCATAATTGATCTATCGAACCTCTCAATGATTCTCTCAGTTAATACTGACAGCTCCAAAGAGACGCGCGACATTTCAACTTCTGATCCGGAAAATGGATCTGTTATCGTATTTAACTTCAGCTTACCGGGTACTTTCAATATTCTGTATAAAGAGAATATTGTCAGTCAGAATCTTATGACAAATAAGTTTCCCCCGATAATTGACCTACGGTCCTGCAAAGGTATAAACCTTGGCAGACCCGTAGAGGTTAAACGCGGTAACGGAAGATCGGGATCAAGCTCACGAAGAGACTTGATTCGATCCTTACTGATCGCCTTTTGTAAAGCTAGTTGACATGCTTTTAAGTATTTTACTACATATGTTGATCCGTGATGTTTCTTCATCCGGAAAAGATATTTAGTAAAACCTTTTAAAAGTACGAGACGTGAGGTTAGCTTCACTGGCTTTTCGCTACAGGCAGAGATTACTCTCCACCCGAGGCGACGAACCAGTGCTGAGAGCTCAAATGAGTTCTCGAGCGAAACCATAGCACCTGACAAAGGTATGCTACGGAAAGCATTCTTGAGAGAAAACCAAGTAATTGGTGATCTTTCAATAGTCTTTTTCATAGTATACATTTTCCTTATATCGGCAGTTACCGCTGGACGAACCTACTCCAGTACACGGTTAGGCTAAAGGCATGGGTAAACCCAGCACCTCAACCTAGCCCCTTAGGGGGTTAAGTACTAGTACATCGTCTTGCAAATCCAGAAATGGACTGACGACGTAAGGCAGGCACTACTCCGCTGTTCCGATAAAT